GCAAGACAGCCCCTAGTATAGCTACAGTAACTATTTTTAGTAGATTTGAATCCAAATTTTCTATTCCTAGACCTATACCAGTTATGGCTTTGGGTGAATCTGTGTTGTTTGGACCTAGTATCCCTTTTGAGGAGGAAGTCGAGAGTTTTGAAGACTTTGTTGCTGAGGGAGCTAATTATTCCAGTGTTAGTAATTCATATGTGATGGGAGATATTGCGGGGAATGTGCCAGTGAATACATCCAATGGGTCAACGTCTCAGAATGCGAGAGCAGATGCTTCAATGACACTACCTTTAGATAATCCACCCATTAGTGGGGGATCTTTGCCAGTACATCAAGTGTTTTCATCAATGTCGAAGGCTATTGGTTTAGAACCAACTGTTTCATTACAGTTAAACCAAAGTCAGCTTCATAGGGAACCACTGAGTTTTATGGATAGCAAAGAACCATCAATACAAGAAATTTGTGGTAAGAGAGGATATCTTGGAGTACAGAGTTGGACTACAGCGCAAGCTGAAGGGGCCAATATCTTCAATTTTCCTTTGAATAGTATCTTAACCAACAATACTTTCTTTTATACCAATTTAGGATTGCCAGTAAACATTGGAGTTCTTAACCAGTTTTCACGATGGAGATGTGATATGGTTTTTGAACTCTTGTGTGTTCGGACAGCTTTTCACTCTGGCAGACTATTGGCTACAACAGCGTATGGGGCACCTGGAATTACGGCTGGGCAGGAAAATATTTTTGTCAATGATGTCATGGAGTTTAACGGAGATAACAGCTGGAATTCGTTTAGAGTTAACTACAATTCAGCCACTGAGTTTTTGCGAACTTATGAGGGTGTCCATGCTCCAGACCAAGTGCAAGATTTTAGCATGGGATTCGTCAGTATTACTGTTGCGAACGTGCTTAGAGCTTCTAGTGAGGTTGTTGCTAATGCAGTGGATGTACTTTTGTTCGTTCGTCTTGAAAATGTTCGAGTGTACGAGCCAAAGCTCTTTCCACTGGTTGAGTTTGATTCTAGTTCTCGTATTACGATTACTAATTTTGCTCCAGCGATCATGGCTGAAGATGAGGAAGAGAAATTTGAAGCTGAGGGGCCAACTGGCGAGCCAGTTGAAGACGTTCCGACCGTAGGCGGATCTGCAGAAACAACTGTGGTAGCTAATACGGCGAGCGAATCTCCAATACAAGTCAATATGCCTTGCAAGTTGGATATAGGTAGACACTTTGAGTATTGTGTTACTGATATTCATGAGCTTTTGAGAAGACATTCTTTGAGGACTAAGTTGACGGACGGAGCGGCCATTTTGTATATGCCAAGTCCTGGACCCAATTACAATATAGCTTACTTACCAGTAAAACTATATACACATTGGGCTGGACTTTTCTCCGCGTGGTCAGGCCATATAAAATTTAGAATCTATGTTTATGGTTCAGAACCAGGGATGGTTGCGTATAATTCGCATCCTGGTTCAATAACCACTAAATGGAATTCAGGTGCTGTGATGGGTAACAGTGCCGCCACTCTTTCAACTTGGAGTGGAACGACTTTTGTCACAGCAGGGGGGTTTGCAGATTACCATCAACCAATGGAGATGATGTACCAAATATCGAATGGAGTTTCGATGATTGATATTTCTATTCCATTTAACTCCCAATATAATATGTTACCTACGCGGGAAGGTGACTTTAATAGTAGCCACACGACTACTAATGGTGTCTTGATTTTAAGATATCCCGCGACAGCGCGCTATGAAGTTTTTCAAGCCGC